TTGTTTTAAATTTCAACCACCAATTTCGCCGCCTACTTACGATAAAATTCGTTGGAAAGCCTTTTACAAATTAGCTTTAGACTTAAACATTGCACGTACAATATAGAAAAAAATTGAAAAAGAATTTTAAAATATTTAAAAAGCCTTTTAAAGCATTTGGTTTTATACATGTTAAATTAATATCATCGGGAATTGATTAAGGGAGACCTTAGTTGATTCCTTTTTCATTGTCATGGGTCTTGACTGTACTCTAATTAGAGTACACCTTTACTGTACTCTAATTAGGGCACACTACTGTACTCTAATTAGGGTACACCACTGTACTCTAATTAGAGTACACCTAAACGAGTTTCTTCTATATATGCAAAACCTCTAAAGAAAACAATAAAGAAAACAATAAAGAAAACTAACTAGCAAATACATTTTGCTAGGAAGAACTTTATTTTTAAGATTGTAAATTTAAACTATCAATATCTCCACATCCTTTTGTTAGAGTAATTATTAGACACGCATGTTCGCATTTTCATATAATGGGAATATAAAGGAGAGTGGTTTTATGGATTGGTTATATACTTGGGGTGGAAAAAGTTTTGGATACAAAGATGGAGATAATCTTTGGACACATGATGGAAAACATGTCGGTAAATTCTATGGGAATGAAATTTATGGACAGAGCGGAAATTACCTAGGGGAGATGAATGATGGTAAGTTGATTACTAAAAAAGGTAAGACATCTACACGTTCAAATTTTAATCCATATATGAGTAGAGTTGGGTATGTAAATCGTGTTGACCAGGTAGGTCGAGTAATGTATAGCGGATATGAGGATTTTCCTGCAGCAGAAACGTTTTAATATAGTTAATTTTAAAAGAGTCACATCTAACAAGATGTGGCTTTTTATTATCCTTCATATTTCTAGTAGTGACATATGATTCCATTAACACTATGATTAGTGTGGGGGTGATAAAAATGGATGGAAATAATCAAATTAACTTAAATGTTGTTCATACGGCAAATCCTCAAGTAGGAAAACAAAATGAAGTAAACAACATTGATGTTTTTAATGAGTTAAAAAGAAGATTGGATATTACTAGAAGGGCAAGAATTAAAGCTTCAACTAGATTACGAGAGAAGCATGAATTTTACGAGTTGACATCATATGTCTATTCATTAGCAGTTCTAATATTATCAGTTTGGGTTATTGGGATTAGTGGTGACTCGTCGGATAGTACAACAAAGATGTTATTAATAGCTTCATTATCATTAACATTTTTCACAATGTTCTTAGGCATAAAAAATTATAAAGAACGAGCTAGCAATATTGAAAGTAATTATCAACAGTTAAATGTTTTACTTAATAAAATGCAGAGACTTGAGGCTGATCCAGAACGCATTACTCAAAGTGTATTAAAAGAGTTACATCGTGATTATGAAAAATTAATTGTAGGTAACGAAAATCATTTACCAATAGATTTTATGATGTGCAGTTCAGATAATGAAGCAAAATTTAAAGATGAAATAAAAAGTTATAAACGATGGTATAGAGTAAAAAAAGTTTTATTATACATACCTTTAGTTTTTCTTTTTGCATTTGTTATTATCCAGCATCTCAATAATACAGCATCTCAATAATTGAGGTGCTTTTTATTATGCCTAAAAAGGTGGTGAGAAGATCATGACCATGATTGTATACATGACACTAGCGTTGGACCTAATCATACGTGCACTATGTGTAATGTTGTTGATTGCTGGTATTGTTCATGCAGTTGTTTCTATCGGTGAGAAAAAGAAAGCAGTTAATGAGCTCACTGTTATATCTAATCGGCTACACATTCTTATGGACATTCCTATTAAGAAGGCTAGAGAGTTCATGAAGGGGAATGAATGATAATCACAAAGAGTAACACGTGAACCCTCATAAACCCAGTGATACCAAGGCTTTGGGTCCTTCCTGGGAGGGTAGGGCTATGCGGGGCTAGCGACGCCCGCGGCTTGCCTATTTTTATTTTAAAAATTTTACTTCGGAACTTCGGAATTGAGGTGAACAAATTGGACGGTTTTAAAGAGGAAAAAGGACGAGTGCTTATTCGTACAAATAAGCTTTGCGAATTGATTGAAATCAGTGACAGAACGCTAACGGATTGGAAAAGGCAAGGGCTAACACAGCATAGTCGTGGCTGGTGGGATCTGCAACACGTTCTAAAATGGAGAGGCGAAATTTATAACGGTGATTCCGAAACGAGTAAGTCTGTAAATCTGCAACAAAAAAAGCTAGAAGCAGAGGTTGCATTCAAAGAATCACAAACAGAGCTTGCACGTATCAAAATGGATATAGCTGAGGGAAAATACATCGAGAAGGAAATTGTTGAAGCTGAACTTACTCGCTTTTTCTTGGTATTTAAAAAATCAGCCATGATGTTGCCTCGAAAATTAATTGGTTTTATCACTGGCTATTTAGATCCTATGGAATTGCGAAAAGTTGAAAAGCAAATTTCGGAGCTTATAAATGATGCATTGAATCAAATGAGTGTGGATGGTGTTTATAATGCCAAGAAAAAGTAAAAATGAATTACCAACCTACTTAAAAAATGCACTACGCCATTTAAAGCCACCTGAAAATTTGACTGTTAGCCAATGGGCTGAAAAATATAGAAAATTAGATCCAAAAACAAGTGCAATTCCTGGTCCGTGGCGAAATGAAATGACACCTTATTTAGTTGAGATTATGGATGAATTTAATAATGCAGAGACAGAAGAAATTGTCTTTATTAAACCAACACAAGTTGGTGGAACAGAAGTTTTATTAAATGTTTTAGGCTATGTAGTTATGCAGGATCCTAATCCAGCCATGGTTGTTTATCCGACTGATGATTTAGCCGAATCTGTATCAGAAAATCGTATTCAACCAATGTTCCAATTATCAGGCGAACTTAAAAGCAAATTCAAAAAAAATGAATCAAGTCGGTTGGAACTACAGTTTGATGGAATGTATCTATCTTTGACAGGTGCTAATTCGCCAGCATCTCTATCTTCAAAAGCCATGCGGTATTTACTACTGGATGAAGTAGATAAGTATCCTGGTGCTTCTAAAAAAGAAGCCGATCCAATTAAGTTGGCACGTGAACGTACTAAAACTTTTTCAAACAGTAAAGTTTTTATCACATCTACACCAACTATTAGAACTGGCCATATTGCAAAAGCAAAAGATACAGCGGATGTAGTAAAGCATTTCTTTTTACCTTGCTGTCATTGTGGAGAAATGATTGAGCTTAAATTTAAACAAATAAAATGGCCAAAAGAAGAGGGCATGAGTGAAATTGATCGTGCTGAATTCGCCCATTATGTATGCCAAGAATGTGGCTGCATCATTACTGATCAGCACAAAATTCAAATGTTGAGGTTAGGGAAATGGGAACCAGTAGAACAACGTACTAAATTTCCTCGTAAAGTTGCATATTGGATGAATACTTTGTACTCGCCATTTGTAACATTTGGAGCCATTGCAAAAGAATTTTTAACATCAAAGGATGATCCTGAAGCATTTCAAAACTTCGTCAATTCCTGGTTAGCAGAAGTATGGGAAGATACCAAATTAAAAACTAATGCAGATATGGTTAGGGAACGACAAACTGATATTCCTGAATTTACAGTCCCAGAATGGGCCGAACTATTAACTGCAGGTGTTGATGTCCAGGAAACAAGTTTATACTATACAATTCGAGCTTGGGGAAAATATATGACTTCTCAATTAGTTGCGAAGGGTCAAGTATCAAGTTTCACTGATATTGAAAACATCATGAATGCAGAATTCTATAAAGAGAATGGCGAAAGAATGATAGTAAATGCAGCTGGAATTGATTCAGGGGACCAAACCGATGAGGTGTATGATTTCTGTGCACGAAATAGTGAATGGGCTATCCCAATCAAAGGTGTTGGTGATGGACTTCATCACTTCCGCATTAGTATGGTCAATCGAACAACATCATCAGCACATGGTATGCAGTTAATTCTTATTGATGGTGGTAAATATAAAGACATGATTGCATCACGTATGAAAAAGAAAAACGGTACTGGATCATGGATGGTTTATAAAGGCATTGATGATGACTATGCGGAACAAGTGACAGCTGAACATAAAATTAATGAAAAACGAAGTGGCCGAACCGTTTCTATATGGGTAAAGAAAACTTCCCATGCAGATAACCACTATCTCGATTGTGAGGTCTATGATTTTGCTATGGCGGATGTTTTAGGCGTTAGGACGTTGCATTTATTGCAAGAAGAAACACCGCCTGAAGCGAATGTTAATGAAGTTGCTGAGGAATTTAA